GAACCTGCTTTCACACCATCATAAATAGTATCAAAATTTGTTAATTTTAAAATTTCTTCAGTGCCAACATTCCCACCATTACCGGAAAAACGACCTCTAAAAAATACATTAAATTTAAATGCATGGGCTTGTAGAAGTGATTTAACAGACTTTTTAGTTGGTGTTTTTAGAATATGTTTATACCATGTTGACATTATAAATTGCAATGAATCATCATCACAATATATAATAACTCTTTTATTTGTAACATCACAGTGATCTGCTAATTTGGTAAACAAATCTATTGCAGTTGGATATGTTACATCTTTTGATCCTAGTATTCCACTCCATTCTAATGAATATGCAATAAGTTTACCTGAAGATATTTTTTGTAAATCTTCTAAAACGTCTAATCCATGATTTTGTGATACTACAATCCGATCATATCCCAGATCGATGATATTATCTGTTGTTACATAAATCTTCTTAAACAGATGTATCATAACTGTTCTCCTGTGGCGATTGAGCTTGTTAGTAAAAACATTGGGTTATTAACATTTGCCCAATAGCTAAATAAATTATTTCCTTTAAACATATACTCATTAAAGTATGATTTATAATATGTTTTATGATGTTCAATTACATTGGCATAAAATAAATAAAAGCTTTCATATTTTAGCAAATTTACAAAATTTATTCCAGTTAAATCTTTTGTATCATCTTCTGGAAATGATTTAACATAGTCTTTTAATTCATCACATTCAACAGTGTACAAATTATAAAGCGAAAGTGAATCTAATTTCTTAGCCCAAGTAGTAAGTATTTCAACGTTATCATCAATAAAATCTTTTTCTATTAACTCACTAATACCTTTCATCTGCAATAATAAACTAATTACTCTTTCTTCAAGAATAGGAATACTTATAATAAAATTAGCTAAAAGATATTCTCTAGTAAGATCATCAAAATCTTTCTGATCAGTAAAACCAATATTGCATGGCAATTCCAGATTACTGAGATATGTTAATAGCTTTGTTCCCTGCAATTGTGAATTTTCATAATCAACCATATAAAAAGTTTGATCATCTTCAAAATACAATTTCAAATTTTCAATACTAAATGGTGCAGTAACATCAATAACTTTCATCTTCTTCCTCTCGAGCCGTGACAACTAGAATGACAACTAGAATGACAAATATTAACATTTACAGTAACAGTATTGGAAACTAAACTATTAAAACGGGTCTGTAAGTCTGTAAATTTAGCTTCAAGGCCAGCCACACTAATTTGAGTGCCAGCAGTTAAAGTAACTCCAGCCGCAGATAATGTTTGTGCATAACTACTGTTTAAATAAGCTTTTTGTGTTTGATTAAAAATTTGTCCAGGATTAGGATATGTTCCTGTATTACCACCAGGACCCGTTACTGTTCGGATTGCATTTAAATTTCTAATTTGACTATACGCCGCGGTTTCATTTTCAATTGCGGTATTAATAACAGAAGCATTGATCGGATTTTGATTTATATTGGCTCCAGTAATTCCAATACTTCGACCAGCAGTCGTTCCACCAAAATATGATGTAGAAAATCCGCTAAACGGAACTGAGTTGGTACCCCAAACAATACCAGAATTAGCAGCCGCTGGGGCAAAATCCGCAAATCTATCTATTATATTCTGTGCGTTAATTGGACTTGTTAATGTAGCCATTTCATTCCTCTTTTGTTATATACGTGTATTTATACATGTTTTGCAAGTTCCATCATTAAACTTTTTGGTGCACCACAAATATCTCCATCCCATCCTAATTGATGACAATCCCCTCCACAAAATCTAGATACAGGGCAAGATAAACAATTAGGATTACGCATTTTTTCTTCTAATATAGTACGAATTCTTTTTGGACTTTTTAACAATGTATCAATTGAATCGTCTAAACTTCCAAAGGCTTGTTCTGGCGCGCTGTTTGGACATCCTGCAATAGTACCATTGCCGTTTATTGTAAATAGCTTTTGTTCACAATCTCTACAAAATGTTCCACATGTAGTCATAGTCTTTTCAAACTTAGCATATACATTTTCTAGAAAGTCGTTTTCAAACCAATCTCGTGCTCCGTGCTCTTCACTTTGCATGTGCATTTTTAAAAAATATTCATCAAGTTCTTTATTGCTTGGAAATATTTCTGATGCTTCTCGGGCACTACCATTATTAGTTAGTCTTTCCAGTGAAACTTCTTGTACACCAAGTCGGCGGCACCATCTTAATAATACTATGGGATCTTTTGCAAGCGTATCTTTTGTAAGACTAATAAACAAACGAATAGTAACACCATCTGCCAAAAGTGTTTTAACATTTTTATGCCAAAGATTATATTGGTTTTTATTTTCAAATCGAATCTTACGATCCCATGATGTGCCAAGTCTATTTCCAAGAGGACCTTTAATAAAATCCATATGCTGATCTTTTAATTTAAAAACTAAATTAGTTGTGGCACCCCACGACATTTGATCCCATAAACCATCACATGCATCATATACCTTTCGCATTTGGCCAACCGGCACAAGAAACGGTTCACCGCCATGAAATTCCATATGTATAGAATCTTGCGTTGCAGGTTTTTCTTTTCTAAATCTATGAATCCAGTCAACTAGCTTATCAGTATTCCAATAAATCTTTTGACCGCTTCTTCCGCTTGTAAAACAATGCGCACAATTAAGCTGACATGTTTCTGTTGTTTTGAGATACATCAGCCAGTTCATTATTAATTTTATCCTCTGTATAATTTTCTAAACCAAAGCTTAAAGTTAATGCTTCATCTTTATTTAATGCTTGATGAGGTGTATAAGCTGGTATATGTATATATTCTCCTTGAATAATAGTCACTGGCTTATCATCAATTATTAAAGACTTAGATCCTTCACAGCAATATATAACAACATCATCTGGATCGGTATGCATATCAAAAGAATAAGATCCAGCACCCGCAAAAAATAAATGACATGTTACATGCTGTTCATGTTTCCAATCAGTTTTTATTTTCCAACAATATTCATATATTGTTGAATTAAAGTTTTCCATACGTTCGATTTTTATAGAATGGTTTTGTTTTTGTACTTTACAAAAATCACTGAAACTAGTAATTAGCTGTTCACGACCTTGTTCATCTATAGCATAAACCATATTTTGTTCATACATATGATTTGCAGTAAGTGCAGATATGAGTTGAGATTTATTAATCATTATTTAATTATATACTATTTTTAATTAAATGTAAACAGTTATTTACACTTTAAGAATACATTCTATCAATTTTTCTTCATCTACAGTAGACGATTCTAAAGCTACACCTACCATCATAGCTCCATTAAATTCTTTACTTGCGCAGCCATTATGATGTGTATACACTGGATCACCTTTATGAACACCACCAACAACTCTTACTGGAACTCTTCCTTTAAGACCTAATGCTTGGCCTGGTGCATTTGCATTCATTAAATAAGCAGGCTTTTCTGAGATAACGCCTACTGGAATCCCGCTTGATGTACAAGGAGCAGTTTCTTCAGTTTTATTAAATGACGCCATCATTACTGTTCCAACTGGATGCTCTTCACTTGTAGTATATTTTTCTGCAAGGTCAGCAAAATTTGCAGTTGTAGCATTACCAGCAATTGTACCTGAAGATAATGTTTGTGTTGATGGATTATACATTAAATGCCCATCATCAGTATCAATATAAGGTCTTTGATAACCTGTGCCATTATTATCGCTAAATAATACTTGGTAATTTACATCGTCATTTTTTTCATCAACTTTTACAAAATCGGCTTCGCCTCCAGAAACTGTACACGCACCAGTATTTGCCATTGTAACATGACCAGATAATGCTGCAGTAGTAAAACCTGAGCCATTACCAATTAGAATTTGAGTGTCTGCTACTGTAATATCTGAAGGATCTGCTGCTGAAGAACTATTTCCAACTTTTACTGAATTTGCTGGCATATTAGCAAGCTTATCATTAGTCACGGCATCATCAGCTATTTGATCTGTTGCTGTCTGAGCTGCTATGATATCACCAGATGTCGTGCGACCAATTACTGTACTAGTACCAACTGATAAAGTAGAAATAACACCTGAACCTAATCTACCAACAATTGTATTATTTCCAAGTGCTAAATCCTGTGGATCAGCTGCTGCTCCTGTTGCATTTACTTTCATCGTTTGTGCTGGCATATTAGCTAGCTTATCATTAGTTACTTGATCATCTGATATCATATCAGTTTGAATTTGCACTTCTTCAACTGTGCCAGCTGTTGTTTTGCCAAGAACTCTATTTGCAGTTACAATGTCTTGCATTTTATCATAAGTTACAGCATGTTCTTGAATCGTAACAACACCAGCATTTGTCATAAGAACATCTTGAGATAAAGCAGCAGATGTGAAACCAGTTCCATCACCAATTAAAATTTGCTGATCAGTAACTTCTTTATTTGATGATGCTCCAGTAGTTCCTGCATCTCTTACTTTAACAGTGTTTGCTGGCATATCTTCTAATTTAAGACCAGATACTTCTTGAGTTAAACCGTGACCACCCGCTACTGAAAATGTTCCACTTGAATCTCCAGTAAGGTTTCCATTAACACTAGTCTTTAAAATTCCATTTCCTGCATTATAGTTTCTTCGCACCGCTTTACTAAAATTTAAGGCTTTTACTATACTTGAATCATGGCCAGCATAGTCACTACTAAGATCATCTAGATCACCGATATGAGCAGCAATAGTATTAGATTTTACTCTAAAAGTGTTAATTGTATCACTTAAATTTATAACTGTCTGTCTAGCCATTTGATTCTACCATTTTCTTTGTTATTTGCGCCAGCATTTGTTTTATTTCGCTTACATCATTTTTCAACTCGGCAAGTTCTTTTTCTTTTTCAGCATCTAATTTTTTCTTTATTCTAGCTCTATTAATAGCATCACTATTAATATTTAATATAGCACCACTATTTAAATCTTTAACTAAATTAGGATGGCCCTGAATTTTTATACTGTTTATTTTGCTTTTCACTTTAAACACCCAATGCTATAACTCTTAAATCTTTAACTGTTGGAACTTTTGAACTATTATTAGCAAAAAATACTACTTTTATTTGGAATGTAGTAAACGCTGGTATAGTTCCATCAGTTCCACCAATTAAATAATTGTATTCTTTATATGAATATGGATCATCTGATATTGAAACTGGCGCTTCAAGTGTGGCAAGTTCCCAATTAATATCTGTCAATATAGTATCTTCTGTACCCGTTTTAAAATATACGTCAAATAAAGCACCGGTTGGTCTATTTGCTGCTAACATTACTTTTAAACCAACTGCAGTGTTTGTTAACGTTACAGGTTTTGTAATATGTTTAGCAAGCGCGCTTCCACTAAATGGTGTTGTTTCTGCAGCATAATCGAAGACCACGTTTTGACCAGAAGTAGCTACATCAATAGGTCTATCAATTTCATTTTTTGTAAGTACTAATGAAGCTCTTTGTAAATCTATTACTGGAGAAACAAATGAACTTGTTGTACTTAATGATATTCTTAAAGATCCAGTATTAACTCCACCTAATCCACCAATACCTGTTGCAGTGTCTTCTTTTACGGCATTGGCTACCATTATTGGATTTTCAAAATGATTTTTTTGATTAAGCGCAATATCAGTATATCCTCCAGCTGGCGCGATGTATGGTGTTTCTAATGCAACATTAGAATATCCACTATAAATGCTTGCTTTTGGAATTACACTTGTTAAAGGTGGATTAAGCATTTGAACAATAGGATATAAAGTATTTCCTTGAATATTTTTAGTTGCGGATATTACACTACCACCACCTTGAGCAGCTGAAGTAGCTGATCCTGCAGCTAATGTAATTTTATATCCTGTTGGATCTATATGCGTTATCGTATGAGTAGTGTTAAGTTGAACGGCTGTAACACCACCAACTGCTATAGCTCCAGTAATAGCAACTTTATCTCCAACAAATAAATTATGATTCTTATGGAAAACTCTTATTGAAGTTGGAGCTGAAGTATTTGTTAGAATTGGATTAGGACCTAATAATGCAAGAGGTAAATCTGCTGTATTAAGTTGAGCAATTGCTTGTATATTAGTAGCAAAATCAGCTCTATATAATGTAAATTTCATATCTTGTTCTTGAGAAGCTTCCCAAGTGGTACTGTTTTGCGACTTAAAGAAAGATCCTAAGAATGGTTGTTTTGTAATTCTTCTTGAAGTAGAACCTAATTCAAAGTCACCCATGAATGATGTCCATAGTAAATAATCAGTATTATCACATATACATACAACTGCATATTCAGTTCTACCAGACAAATAAATCGGCTCATCAAAAGTAAATGTCGTAGGAAGCGATGCATCATCAGAAATACTAACATTTCCGGGTGATAAGTATTTTCTAGATCCTGGTACAATTGTATTTGATGCTGGATAGCCATTTACAAGAGGTCTTAATTCAATCCATACTGGTAATGTAGCATGCTTTGTTTTAAAATATAAATCAATTTTGCAAACAAATATACCTTCATCTTGAGGAATATAAAACGATTGACCTAATGGATCCCTTTGCCTATTATCATCCTCCACCCGCACAGGTGGTATAGGTCGCAATCTAGATCCAGTAACTACTCTACTACTACTTGAAACTCTAGAGCCAACTACAGTAAGATGTCGAGTAGATAATATTTGTTCTTGAAAAGTTTCTAGAGCACCAGAAGCATTATATGATGTTACTGCAGATGATCCTACCACGCCTCCGTTTTCAGGAGTTTCTGTAACATCAAGTAACATAAAATCAGCTTGACCAGTTCTAAATTTAGTTGTACTATTATTAGGAATAAAAAATGATCCTGATATTCCTCCTAGTGCATCACTAAGTAAAGCACCTGCCCCATCCGGGTGAGTTGTAAGATTATTTGGTGATTCAAATTCAACTCTTGCTGAATTAATTCTATCAAAGTTTCCAGTACTTCTAACAAAATCATCCATTTTAACGTTATTTAAGTATGCAAAATGATATGCATTTGGCCGCAACCCAATAGCTTCAAAACTAACTTTTCTACTTCTCATAAATGGTATAACTGCTACATCAATAATTCTATCACCCAATGATGTTCTAATAGTTTCAGAAGCTACTACTCTATTTACAATTGAACTTGTGGTTTGGTCAAATCCCCAAACAGTTAATCTTCCACTAGTCTGAGAGAATGCTCGACTAGATGATGTTGTAGTTCCTGCTACTGTAGTTTCATCACCAACTTCAAGACCTTCAATATCATTACCTAACCAACCCCATTCGGATTGATCAAAGAGAAGTGCTTGGTCAAGATTTAATCTTGTTCCACCATCTATTACTTTTGCCGCCGCTCTTTGATCTACTTTCCATTCATCTGATTGAGGAGATAGATTTATTGACCCATTATATATAGAAATCATATATGGATTAACATTTTCTGTACGAGATACAACTGTTTGACTGATATATTCAACATCTGTATATTTAATGTAAACGTTATCTCCTTTTAGAACAGTATCTGGAGTATCTACACCACTAACAGTCCTTGAAGAAGAAGTTGCAGCATCATAAATAAGTCCTACATTGTATTCAGTAAATGGTGGATGTAAAGTCATAGTTTTCGGATTAACTGAAGCTCTATATTCTACTGAATTAGTATTTGAATGAAATAGATCTTTAAAATTGTCTACAAGAAATCCAGATTTAGTTCTATTATTTCCACTGCCGTCAACTACTTCAAAAGCGTTTGTATCAAGTTCCAATAAACTAAGTGATACGGTTTCTTCAAGTAAATCTACTCGCTTATCGATTTTACCAATATCTTTCATGGTATAACCTTTATTTTCAATAAACTTAACGACCATGTCAGAAGAAGAAATTGTACCACCATTAAGTGATGATCTATATAGTTCTAAAGATTTAGGTGGTTGAGATGGTAATACTGGATTATCGGCTGGAGTTCCTTCTAGATTTTCTAAAATACCCTCAGCATTTATAATGATTCTATCTTGTCTTGGTAGATAGTGCTCGATTCTAACATTTATGAGTGTATCATTTTGAGGCAACTCGTTAACTACACCACCAGTTGCTCCGCCGACGTCGTTATATACTGTTCCGCCTGGTGCAATTGCTGATCTAAAATCTACTACATCTCTTAATTGAACTACTGTTCCATCTCTCATAATATATTCTGGAATATCACCATATGCTGCTGGAAGACCAGGATAAGATCCTACCGAAAAACATACACCAGCTCCATGTTGATAATATGTGAATTCAACATAAACATTACCAGTAAGACTGCTTGTAGATTTTCTTATTAATTTTCCAAGACCATAAAAGCCATCTCGCTGACCATTATCGACTACAAATTGATCACTTACATCAGCACCACTTGAAGATCCAGCTTTAATCATTGTTACTGCAATAATATCATTTTGATCTAAATCAACTGTACCAATACCACCACTTACAGAAATAGCAATTGTCTTTTGCTGATTAGCCGAGATTGTTTTTGATCTAACAGAGATATTACTTGATTTTTTAACGTATGCTAATACTTCAACATCATTAGTAGCATGAGGCAAACTAGTAATTTGAATTGTTTGACTACCCGGAGACCCTATTGTTGCAGCAGTAGTGACTGTACCTCCTTGCATTATAATCCAATCACCAGTATTATCAAATACTTCTCCAGAAAGTGCTGTAAGTGTTATGGAATTACTTGAAGGTGTTCCAGTAAATTTTCTCATTACTGTTAAATTAACAATTGCAATATCTTTAGGTCTTTTATAAGGAACTTCAAAAAATAAATTATTATCATTTGCTTCTTTAAGAACTGCTCCAGCAGGGCTTCCTTCTAATACTAATGTTGAACATGCACTTGTACTAGAACCAATTTTAACTGCATCTCTAAAACTATTTGTACCTGTCATTACTACATCAAATATAAAGACTCTAAAGTTAGAACCAAATGCTGCCGGCGCATCAACGTGTCGTACTCTACAAGTTCCTAATACTGAATTATCAGCTTTGTAAATATTGACTGCTGGAAATGTAGTTTTTTGATTGCCACTTGGTGAATCCATTGGTAATTCACCAACAAATCCTGATACAATTACATAGCTTCCATATTCTGCAGGAATAGAACTAATATCGCCAGTTGAAGTATTTCCAGCAAAAGTAGTAGCTTTATTAATAGCTAATGTCGTTTGAGTGGGACGATTAATTCTATGTCCATTCACATATGCTTTACCTGAACTTAATACCGCATTAAGTGTTGAAGCTGATCCAGAATCATATGTTAAATAAAATGGATCTACAACATAATTACCAGATTCTTCAGAAGTTCTTTGAGCAATTAAATCATTAATTTTATTATATTGATTAAAACCCGTCGCTTGTTCAACTATTACAGAATTAATTATATTTGCAATATACATAAACGTTTCTAAACCTGGAGTAGATGGTTTAGTTGCAAGTGTTAACGTTATTCTATAACGATCAGCTCCAGGAGCAGAAATATTTGGAAATTGTCCTTGATTATCAAATAATGAAACGTCGTCAGATGCTGTAACAATATCTTGAACTACATTAAATCCTACAATTCCTGTAAAATCATTACTATATTTGGAAATAATTTTTGATTGCGATTTAGCATGGACAAAATGTCCTTGAGCAAAATAATCACCAGCCGCAACCGATAGTCTTACACCTTGACCATATGATGGATCAGCATCTGTATGGTTAGCTTTAATTTTATATGACTCACTACCATTGTCTATTTGAATAGTTTCATCTGGTAAAAATCTTAATGTAGATGTCCCAGCGGTTTGCGATCCTCCACTTCGATACATAATATAAAGTGTAGGTGGACAACTTGCAGTGCCATCGCCGTTTTCAGCAGAAATAATCTCAGCGCTAATGCCAGATGTTAATCCATTAAATATGGCACCTGGTACAGCCAGTGTATTTTCAGGCCATTCAATTGCAGGAGCTTGTAAAACACTAGGTTGTAATTTAACAAATTCAATATTAGCATTAATACTAATCCCACCGGGATTAACCATTGCTCCCTCTTTAAAGATATTTCTACCAAACCGCTCCAGATCTTTTTGAATAATAGTTTGAGACTGAGTTAGTTCTCTAGCCTGTAGAGCTCGCCGAGGATTAAAAAGAATTCTTTTAAACCCGTCACTATCGGAAAAATCATCCTTATAGGTAGCATTCATTAAGTTTTCTGAAAAAGTTACTGTCATATTATTACTCTACTTTTATAGTTGGATGATGACTTTAATGTCTTCGGATTGGTTTGCAGTTCGTTGAACTGATGCTCTATTATCTAGATATAATACATCTCCAGTTAATCTATCAACTTCAGCGTTATTATCAAATGATTCTATTATACCTTCACCATTTCCATCTACTTCTTGAATAGCTTCACCTGTAGTAAATAATTTAAATCCCGTATCAGGAGATTGATGATAGTGAATTCTTGTTCCACCTGAAACACTTGAATCTACATTATCTATATACGCTTGTGCACTTGAGCTTACACCTTTAATTTTACGATCTTTACTAAATGCGACTGTGTAAGATGATAATTTTATATTTCTTGTAGCTACGCCGGTCAGCGCTGTGAAAAGACCTGTAGAATCAGGTTCAAGTGGATTTTTAATAAGACCAACTTGTCTAAAATCCTGAGATAAAATAAAATCATCATCAGCATCTAAAATTTTAGATCTAAACATTACTGCATCAGCTTTTAAATCTTTTCTAGCGTCAAATCCAAATCCTGGAGTTGGACCTATCACAGGCCTTGCCCGAGCACTATCACCACCAGAGCCATCTGGTAAAATAATAAGTTCAGCATAATCATAACTATCTAAATAATTTAAAGTAGAACCAGATGTTTTAGTTTGAATTGCTGTAATTGTTCCATTATCTGAGTCAATAATAGGTTTTAAAAAGTTTGCAGCGGAATCACCAAATGTCAGCGCGCCATTACCTCTAAGAACAAGATTAGGAAAGGCGCCGGCAGTACCATATCCACTTCCATTATTAGTCATCACAAATGAAGTGATTCTACCTGGTATAGCATTTTGCTGAATTTCATGTTGTTTAATTTCAATACCAGTAGAATTAGAATCAGGTGCAGTTTCCTGAATATGAACAGGCATATATTGAGAAGATAAAAAGAAATTTGCTTTTAAAGCACTAATTGTATAAAGAAATTTCCATACATAACCATCAGATGTATAAAAAGGCGCAACATTTTCATTGCCACTAGGTTTAACAAGAGATGGTTGAGGAACTCCTTGTTTATTTACACCCGTTCTTAAACAAATATATACTCCAAAATTATCTGTTAAAACATAATATCTTTTACCAACACTTAAACTTCCTGCTCGTCGGTCATCCCATTGTGGATAAATTGTTCCATATACCCAATCTTGTCTTGGTACAATAAAACTGGCTGCTTCTACTTTTTTAATAGCTTGAAGTTTTTCTTTGAATTCAATTGTATCAAATTTTGAGTTTAATGGGGTGGTAGCGGCGTCATTACTATCCCATTGTTCAGATCTTCCAATTCCAATATAATACTCACTACCAGCTGAATTATAATCAGCTAATAACTGTTTTAAAATATTGTGTTTTAAATCATCAGTGACGATAGCTACCATAGTTTATTTCCTATCTTAATATGTTCAAATTGTAATACTAAAAATATTAATTCTGTTGTTGGTTATATTTATATAGTTTTTTGCCTTTATGGTCTTAAATCTGAATCATAAAGTGGATAAGCTTGTGTCATATCAGAATCTGCAGCAAAGTGAGATGCACCAAGTTCAGCATATGCAAGCGATGTAGTAATAATAGATGGATACGGAGTTTTCATATAACTTGGATTATCTCCAGTGCCAACATAGAATGATGGATATGTTCCATAGTAACCATAAGAATCGATACCGTTTCCAAGATGAAGCGATGGATTACTATCAACTCTAATTAAAGTAGCACTATCAGTTGTTGTATTCCAACTTTGTCGCGTTTGTGCTGCCCAAGCATATGTAGTAGGATATGCTGCATTTAATTCAGCTATAGTTCTATTTAAATAAATATCTTCGCTTAATGGTCTAACATGTAATCGATAGTTATAAGAAATTCCATTATATACTTCTGATACAAGAGCAGTAATATCAACTAACTGTAAAGTATCTTCAACTGGTCTTGTTCCAAGTGAATCATATATAAAATTATCTGATAAATTTGCATTACCAATTACAGAAAATGGAAAAGTATCTGCAAATGGTGCCGGCTCAGCTGAAATTGCAGCATTAATTGCCGGCTCTTGAATTACTATTTCTGCCGCTAAATGAAAACCTGCGGGATGCACAAATTTCTTGTATAACTCTTCCCACTCTGGCATACCTCTATCTGTTCTAATAAGGTGTGATAATAACTGATATATTCCACCGTCCTGTATAACTTTTTGTTGATCTACACCAATTTCAGAACTACTATCATTAAGATAAAACAAATCATTTTTTGGATAATGTATTTCGGCATCGGTTAAAAAGAAAGCTCTAAAAAATCCTTCAGATGAATATTTAGAACCTTTTACTCGATAAAATTTTGCAAAATTACGAATAATTTCTCTTGGCTTAACTGGGAATTTTTTAATGCCTACACCTAAAGCAAATTCATTTAATAATAAATCTAATTGTTGTAAAGAATTATCTTCAATATCTCTACAAGTGTAAATATCTTTTATTAAACTACCAAATCCTTCAGCATCCATAAAGTCATAATAATATTCTAAAAATAAAATAATATTTGGATATTCTGTAATAAAATATTCTGGTAAGATTTCTTTTACAGAACTCCTATGTAATTCTAATGGAAGTCTATTAAAATCTTTTAATGTTCTTTCGCGGCCATTTGACATTATTAATACCCGCCTCCGCCAGAGCCATTAGATGATACACTGGAACTACCAGTTGATGATGTACCTACCACAGATCTACCGCTTGAACTATTTAATACTATATTTGTATTTTGGTAATCAATATTAACACCAACAACTAAATTTGTTTCAGCAACTTTTAAAATATAATTTCTAAGAGGTTTAACCGATGTTTGATCTTGAGGAGTAGCTGAAATTTTAATGCTTGTTGAACCATCAATAATTGCTCTTGGTTCAAATCCATTTAATTGAACCAATCCACTTTGTGGAAAGTACGATCCAATATTATCAACTAAGATTGAACTATTTGCATCAATAATTTGAAGTATTGTAGTATTTAATTTATTTCTTATTCTTGCAATAGTATTATTTTCACCATATGTAAAAGATGTAGATGTAATACTATAAGCATCTAAACCAGGTTGTTCTAATCTTATTGGAAAATATATACTATAAGTATCTTGTAAATTTAATGTCGGTTTAAATTCAATTTGAAGTCTAACATTCATGCTTGAAGAAAGAATTGATTGATCATATGCATCAATCTGAGTTAGTAATGTTGATCTTCTGAAGGTTTTACCAAATCCTTTTAATACTGTATTAAAATGAGTAGTAATAAGTTCTTTTACTCTACCTTCAATATTACCAGATTTTAGACCAGTAAGATTAGGATCCCATTGAACTCTTGTATCTAGTTCAAAATTTAAAACTACTGGATCTACAAATTTTGTTCCAATAGCCATAATTCCAAGATTGTTTGCATATGTATTAACTATATTTGCTTTAATATCTGTTCGTTCCGCTATAGTAGTAGTATCAGCAAATTGAGTGCTAATATAAACACATCCATAATCAACTGGAATATTATCTTGACTACCCCAACAAGCTACTGCTTCTATTTGTGGAAAATTAGCTTTGATCATAGATTCATAATCAAGAGCTGTAACTAATCTTTGTTGTGTCGCAAAAGCAGCTGGAGCTAACTGTTTAATAGTATCAATAGACTGTAATTCTGAACCACTAATAGATTTTGTAATTCCAATAACATTTACAGGGTAACTTTGACCAAGTACACCAATGGTATCATTAGCTGTAAATGTAACTCCACCATTACCAGCAGATCCTGCTGTGCTAAGATAATTAATAATAATTTTATTACCAGCAACTGGAGCTCTACCAAATGATACACCATCACCAAAATTTAACTCATAATATCCATTAGGCATTTCTCTTAATGTATAATAAGCTGAAGTAGAATCTACTGTTACTGCTCTACTTAATTCAGTATAAGTGTCGTAATCTTCTGATGTTGTAGAATTATATACATCTACAACTGCAGTTTTAATATCCATATTTGGATCTGGTA